GTTCTAAGACGGTGATGAAAAACCTCAATGCATCTGAACAGGCAGCAGCTATTCGTGCTGCCTGGGAGGCTGTGGAGGACCCTGTTGCTGTGGATTTGGATGCATCGCGGTGGGAACGGCACGTGTCGGTCCCTGCACTTAAGTGGGAACACCGCGTTTACCTCAAATACTTCCACGGAGCACACCACGACCGACTCCGGAAACTCTTATCTTGGCAGCTACGTAATAAGTGCCGAGCATATCTCCCTGATGGGATATGTAAGTGGGAGATGGACGGACGCCGATCCAGCGGAGACATGAATACCGCTTTGGGAAACGTGGTGATTATGGTCGCCTTAATCCACTCCTTCTGTGCTGATGTGGGTATCACTGGCTACAGACTAATTAACAATGGTGACGACTCTGTTCTCATTATCTCTCGCAAATTCATCCCATTATTGGATCAGATTGACCGTTGGTTCTTGAGACTCGGCTTCCTGATGAAAGTGGGCGAAGTTACACCTGTGTTTGAGCGGATTCAGTTCTGCCAGACTCAGCCTGTTTTTGACGGAGAGAGATGGGTCATGTGTCGGGATCCACGAACCGTGCTTGCGAAAGACGCACATTCCATTGCCCCACTCGATCTCGAGTCTACAATGCGGGGATGGATAGGTGCTGTCGGCGAGTGCGGACTGGCTTTGGCGGGCAATTTGCCTGTCTTCAACGAATATTACTCCTGGATGGTGAGACATGGGACTAAAAACCATGGCATCATCGATGACCCTACCATGGAGACGGGCATGCGCTGGTTGGCACTACGCATGCACGCAGGGTACTCCGAGCCCTCTGTTGAAGCTAGAGTCTCTTTTTGGAGGGCCTTTGGCATTGACGGCACTGACCAACGGAGAGTTGAAGCACATTACCGCGATCTTGGTGGAAAATTTCAGACCCCCGGTGTTGTTCCTGAGTGGATTAGGCCTGAGCAGCTTGTCTACAAACACACTGGATCCAGAGGGTCCGTCTTACGGTAGACGTTAAAGAACCGACGGGGTCCCTACCTTAACTATCCAAAACGAGTTAGTACGTGCTAAGGAGAGTACAGCGTTGGTTAGTTCAAATCACTTGGTTTGGATTGACTGGCGTGGCACACTCCGGAATGTCTAGAGACTGCACGGATAGACAAATCTCGTTCCCTAATCTAATCTGGCCACAACCTTCCAATTGTTGCTTTAA